GGCTAACCGTTTTAAGGTTAACCCCACTCTTCGCAGAGTGGCCCCGTCCGCTGGACGAGGACCCCTATCAGACTAACTGTTCAAACGTGAACATCGGTCTGATAAGCCCGAAGACAGCGGGCTCGACCTTGCATCTCCTCAACACCCATTTACCCGTAGGAAAGGTAATGGACGAGAAGGAGACCACGTCGGTCTCTCTTGGAAAAGAGCGACGGTCGAGCACACTAAGCTGTGACAAATAGAGACCGATTTGATTTTCGGTCTCAAGCCGTGCCCAGCGTCTCGTGGTCCGCAGCAGTTCGCACTTCTGCGGGCCAGGTGAAACAAGCTGAGTTCTACTACTCAGGTCATAACCTCCCCAAAGGGAACGCGGCACAAAGGCCGCAAGGTTATACCAGAACCGCGTGAAGCGGTTCTTCTGCCCCCAACCATTTTCGACAGTGTCCATCTCGGTAGAGATGAGCCACTTGCGATACTGATTGAGGAACAGAATGAGATCGGAGACATCCTTTATTGGTCTCCGAAGGTAGAAAGGCGTCACATCCTTGCCTCTGTAGTAATGCCCACCACAGCTCTCCCTGAACGGGCCTCGTATAAACGTCTTACTAACGTTTGTACGAAAGCCCAACCAGAATAGAACTTTGATGAGCATCCCGGCACAGCCGGAAGGGACGATGATATCATCCCCATATACAGAGACTTCTCCCAAGGCCCCAGTGCGTGCTCTCACTTCGCAGGCAACAGCCCAGAAGATGAGTGACTCGAGTTCAAAGGTGAAGCCATTCCCCATAGAAGAGAACATCTCATTACGATGAGAGTACCCCTTTATGAGTGTGGACTTTGACCTGAGGGAATCGAGTAACTGGAACCAATCCGAAGGCAACAAGAGACGAACGAGACTCTCAGAAAGAGAATCGGATGCACTTGAGAGATCAATCGTGGCAAGCTTACCACTGATCGAACCCTTACGTGCGAGCCTCTGGTTTATGGACTGATCATTAAGATCAATCCGTGCCTTCTGCCGTAGACGCTTACGAATGTAATCGCCTACAGCCTTTTGGCAGAAGATATTATAGTCGGGCTCCTTACAGGCAACCCGGTCTATAACAGCAGTCTTCGGTACAGTGAACATGATGTTACCCGATACAACTCGAGGTGTTTTCACCTCGGGTGCGTAAAGGCTCCATGTCGGAAATGACTCGGCCATTTTCAAGAAAAGAGGCAGAGCGTCTTCCGTCACATCATGTGTTCCGGTGAACTTCCGTGCAA